ATAGGAGGCGACATGATCGCAAAAGCAGAGAAGTTTGAGAAACATCTGGAAGCCGTGGGCTCAGGTGCGTTTGGGAAAGTAGAGTACAATGGTAACGGAATCATTTTGAGATCATCTACTCTGAAGACTCCCGACAGAGGATCGAGTGTACGGATGTACTTCGATGGAGATCGGAATCAGGTTATGACCGGGAGACGGTTTGATATCATGGGTGAACTGTGGTTGATGCGTCAAAACAACGCGTATAGGATATATACCAACGTTGTACTGGACAAAAAGCTCCCTGACGACGTTGTAGCCCACGTGGAGCTATCTGAGGACGCTAAGGACGTGATGGGCCTCATGAGCGCCAGTGTTGTGGTGGGAGAACCTATTTCTTTCACAGTCTTCACTTTCCGAGCTATAGAGTTCGAGAAAATGACCACTCTGGCCACTCTCGTGTTCCATGAAGAGGTCAAGCCGAAAGCCCCTGCTAAGCCGAAAGGCAAGGGCAAAGGTACGGGTAATTCTACCAGAACAAAAAAAGATGACAAACCGAAGGAGGGGGAGGGAGATGAGAGTGATATACCTGAAGAAACTCCCTCCGAGGAAGCGTCTTAATCTGAGCAAGATCGGGTCGATGGCTTATCCTACACCGGTTGAATTACATTCAAATGGGCCGGTGCGGGTAGTCTATACGTACGCTGAATATACTGAGGAAGCGTTGAAGGATTCGGATCAACCGATCCTGATAGGTGAGTCTCAGGAGTACATGGGCCGTCTGACTTTGATCCATATGTTGATGGAAACTGGTGAGATATCATCGAGTAGAGAGAATTGGTTGTATGGCTTATTGAACCCGGCAGAACTGGGAGTTTATCCCACGACCATGCCAGCGTTTTTGAACAGCCGGTTGACGACAGCAGTTTGTGAGACTGCATACCGGTATGCGATGTATGGCGCTTTGTTTTCCCGGTCGATGGGTGTACTTGCACGGCTTCCATTGCAGGGGGAGTATTCCGACGATTTGAATCGTGAGCAGATGCGCGCGTTCCATTACAACGTCGGCATAGTTTCTGAGTTTCTGGAAGGCGAGTCCGGTTCTGACTACCGTGAGAGCGCCCATGCTATACTGGATAGGGGGATGTTATGAGACGAATGAAGAGATCGAAAGTGTATTGTTCCGGCTGTGCTTACCTGCTGTTGCTGCCCGGAACACCTCCGCAGTGTGTTGCTACGGCTGAGTTTGTGGATGGTCCACTGCGCAGCCGGATCGATGTGCGCGGGAGAGTGCCTGCCGAAAAAAGAAATCTAAAAAACGACTGTGGATGGCGAGAGGGTGTGAGCCTCCGAGCCTACCGGTTGAAGCGATGGATTCTATGGAGGATGAACAATGAAGGAAAAAACAACGAAGTCCAAGAAGCCAGCCTCCGCGACTACTCAGTCTCGAAAGAAGGCGACCGCAGCAAAGCCTACCGGGGCGAAGAAACCAGAACCGAAAGTGTCGACGAACTCATCCTCGCAATCGAAGAAGACGACAGCCGCGAAGAAGCCACCGCCCAAGAAGGTGACGAAGACCTACTCACTGACGGGGGAATTGGTGATAGAGACGGGGGGAGTGCCGACGATCAAGGGGGAGGGAACGATGAACACCCCAAACCTGTTGGTGGACTCGAACGGAAACGTGGTAACAAAAACGATGGTGGAAGTGACGATTGATGGCCGTCGTCAGTTTGTTTACCTCGATGCGGAGCAAGCTGCTACGGTATTGATGGCTATGAGGATAATGCCCTATGGCAAGTTCTGAGATTAAGGCTCTCCATGCGAGAGTCGGTCTGCATGTCAGCAAGGTCCGTGAGATTGTGATAGACGATAACAACCCGACCGCGATAGCTCGCGCTCCGCTTGAATCTACCTTCTCACAGTTTGTAGATGTGGATAATTTACCTAATGTGGATGATCTTCCCTTCATTCCTGAGCGGATGAGGGATTTTGCGTATAGATATGCGACTGAATACAAGAAGGCCACGGCGTGGGCTAAAGCCTACGATGTGACTGTGATAACGATCCAAAAATGGCTCAGACATCCGGGCGTGAAGTCATACGTTGCACTGGCGCGTCTGGAAAAGCGGTTCTATACTATGGCTCGACGGTCGGCGCTTGAGAATATGGTCTGGAAGCGACTCCATGAGTTTATGAGTATCAAGATCACTGGTGACAATGCCGGAGCGGTCGCCCGGATACTTGAGTTCAGCTACAACATTCTACATTCTCCTGAAGCACTGGGTGGTCGGGAGAAAGGTGTGTTCAATCAGTCGATTTATGTGGGCAGCGGTGAGCCTTCAAATGGCCAGAGTCCCTATGCACAGGGTCAGGATCGGTCACCTTCTCCGAAGCAATTGCAGGAGTTACAGAAGCGGTTGGATAGGTTGACAATGTTGGATGCGAGGAAAGCGGCTATGGATGCTGAGTTTGTAAAGGTTGAATCTAATGACGAAAGCTGATGTTTTGAATGAAAGTACTGATATGGAAGAAACCCTACGGTATGAGATATTTAAGGACATTCGACCTTTGTACTGGGCGCTTAAATATCATCGGAACATTCGAGGGGAGTTCATGGACTTCGCCCTGAACAACGGGGCCAACTATTTATGGGACCTGTACAGGTTCATTGATGACATTCCGTATATGTGCGTCGAGAAGTCGGTTCAGTGTGGGTTATCTGAGCTATTCATCATTCAGTCACATCTTGAAGCGGCAGAGCGCGGTATGTCGGTTATGTATGTGCTTCCCAAGTATGAACTGCGAAACCGGTTTGTAAACAACCGAATCTACAAGCTGCATCGCCGTGTCGATCATTATCGGCACATGGTTGCGCTGGCGGATACGAAGGTCCATAGGACATCACTTATGCACTTTGGAGAGGGCACGCTGGCGTATGTTGGTTCGAACGTACAGGATGAGTTTATTGAGATACCTATTGATAGCGCGTTCATCGATGAGAAAGACCGGTGCAATCTGGGCAATCTGTTGATGCTCCCGGACAGGCTCACGGCAAGTCCTTATCAGTTTGAACGAGAGATCAGCAACCCGACTGTGGAAGGGTTTGGAATAGATGAACGATACGGTGAAAGTTCCATGGGCGAGTGGAAATTGCTTTGCCCACGGTGTAATACGTGGTTCACACCTGACTTTTTCAAGCACGTGGTTCGAGAGACCTCATCTAATGTGTTCAAGCCGCGTGATACCGATGCGGACCCTAATCCGATCTGTGAGGATGAGATTAGGCTAATTCATGATTGCGGCTGCCCGATTGACCGTTTAGGTCCGGGACGTTGGGATCATGCCCATCCCTTTCGAAAATGGAAGGGTTTTAGGGTCAGTAAACTGGTTGCCCAGTTGTCACCGAAGGCTACGCTCCGGGATCTGTACTCGAAATGGAATAAGTCGATTGGCAATGATCTGAAGACTCAGATATTCTTCAATTCTGATCTTGGTCTACCGTTCAGTTCCAAGGGTGCCCGGATCACACGTACAATGCTGAATGACTGCCGACGGAACTATCCGTATCCGCCTACACGTGTAGCACGGAATCGGAAACGATTTATGGGTGTGGATGTCGGGGCTGATCTTCATGTGGTCATGAGAGAGCGGGTCCGAAGTAAGGAAGGTGTGACCCATCGACTGATCGGGATGTGGACGCTCCCCGGATTCTCCCAGCTTGGACAGATCATGCGGGAGTGGAAACCGGATTGTACTGTGATTGATGCGCTGCCGGAGATTCACAAGGTGCTTGAGATCAAGGCGGACTTTTCGAATGTCTGGTCAAGCCGGTTTCAGGAAAGCACGACGAACCTGACTAAGAATGACGTCAAAAAAGAACTGAGCATGAACCGTACGGCCATTCTGGATTACGTACGGCAGGATGTGGAACTTCAACACCTGATCAACCCGTTGAATGCTGAGTTCCTTGAAGAGGGTGTTTATTACGACCATTTGTTGGCATCGACTCGAATACTGGAAGCCAATGAAGATCATCCTGAGAAGAGTCGATTTGTATGGAAGGAAGGATCGAAACCCGATCACTTTTTCTTTGCGGAAGCATATTGCAGACAAGCGGGGATGGTTATGCCAGATCACAATGTATTTGAGTTTTTCGATCAGGAAGCGGACGCACTGACGAGTCATCAAGACAAGCGGAGTGTTGTCGGGGGAAATCTGTCGGAAGAAGAGCGACAAAAGATTGCGGACCTTCAGAGACTCACACCTGAAGTCACGTTGATCAATATCCAGAAGCAGAACAGGCCGGAGCCTCCGAAGCCGGTAGTTGATGATCAGAAGATCAAAGATACTATCGATTTCATGTTCAAATCCCAGAAGTATGTGGATGCGGATCTTGCAGCACAGGCGTCGGGTGAAGATGTGGGGGATGTTACCCGTATCCTGTTGACGCACCGGTTCAAGCAGTCCCGGATCGCTGGACAGTGGATCAAGGGGGGTTAATGCGACGATGTATCACATGCGAAGGAATACTGGAAGATCACCAATTCTCCGGCGACTCTCCTATATGCCGCATGTGTGTCACTCGGTTGAACGAGGAATACAACGTCGAGTTTTCACCCCCTCAGAGACAGACCAGAAAGGAAGCCATGGTCAATCTGATACTGGCGATCAAGAGTCAGGCTGAACACGATGAGGATATCCACAAGTGGACGACTGACGACAATAAGATCGGGGGGCCTATGGCCGCGTGGCGATTGCATTGGGTAGAGTCTCCGCCGTGGGAACAGTTATGGGGTATAATGTTAGAAGAGGAACGGCTGGCGACCATGATGCGGTCGTCGATGCATATGTATACGGGGAGGTATAGCTAATGTTTAGTGGAACAAGGAAATGGGATTCGAAGGAAGCCTACTATTCTCAAGAGAACAATCCGACTGAAGCGTACAACAAAGCAACGCTGAATGATCGGGGTAGTTGGCTGGAATCTTGCGGACCGACGGCTGCGGTGAATTGTCTGGCAGCTATGGGAAAGAATGTTGTGATCAAATGTCCGGGCGCGTTCTTGCCCCAACCTGAAGAGGTCCTGATGGATTATTTCAACGATCCGCGTAATGCTGACAAGCTAAAGTCCGTTAGGGACCTTGGAACTGGTGGGGCGACTATCCCGGAGAATCGGGTGCCTCAATACTATCCGGTTGCTGTGCGGGATGTTTTCGGGGTCGGAGCGCGATTCGAATGGGGTGCAAGCTGGGATCACATTATTAAAGAAATAGACCGGGGTAGAGCGGTCCAGATATGCTTGACTGATCCGGGTCACTATCTTGCGGTCGTGGCGTACACCAGTGAGGATGGCGGACTTCTAATATTCAACGACTCGTGGGGCGCACGGTTCGCAGATGGTAAGGGTGGATTCAATCGGCGTATGGACAAGACTGAGCTTCAATCCAATGTTGAACCTTACCGGATCATTTACGGGGTTTGACCCTGACCGGTTCCATGGTAACCTTTAAGTAGGAAGATACGGCAGCTTCCTATCCTTACCCACTGTCAAGTTTTTCCTCCTTTATTGACAGTGGGTTTTCTCTCCTTACCTTGACTTTATACCCGTATTATGATAGGCTCTTTGTATGCCATTCAAGGACAAAGAAACGCGAAAAGCGTATATGGTTAGGTGGCGTAAAGCCAACCCCGACAAACTGAAGGGGTACCGGGGGAAACATGGGCAGTCCACTGAAGCCAAGGCCCGTTGGAACAAACGAAACAGAGAGAAGCAACGAGCGTACCGGGCGAAGTGGCGGGCCAAGAATCAAGATAAAGTGAAGGCGCAGAATCAACTCAACTATGCTCTGCGTAAAGGTAAACTCGTTCGACCGGCTAAGTGTTCTGCCTGTGATGGGTCTGGAATAATCGAGGCTCACCATGCCGACTATTCCAGACCTCTCGATGTGATGTGGCTCTGTCACCCCTGTCATGTTAAGCTCCGACTACAACCCTAATTTTATTCACTAACTCCCCAATTACAACAACTTGACAAAATCCCGCTAACGTGATATAATAAGATATAAGGAAAAAGGATAGGCACCAACCACCTGTCCCGGACCGGAGCGATCTTTGACAAGAAGAAGAAAAATCGGAGTGGGGATTGTAACCATGGATGAAAGTATCTTATAGGGAAGGATAAAACAAAATA